GGAATCTTCTTTATTAGCTCTGATCCGGTAGAAGCCTTGACCGGCGAAGCATGGGTGCCAGCCATTTATACCGACAAAGGCTGGGCTACTGCTGATGGATCTACACTGCTTTCAGCCGTTGAGGACTGGCGTTATGCCGTTAAAGAAGGGCAGCAGCAAAAAGACGATCCAGGAAAATATCAAACGGGAAATCAAAGCGGGAAAACCGCAAAAGCAAGCGGTAGCAATCGCATACGCAAAAGCCGGAAAATCACGCAAGCGGAAAGCTAAGTAAATGGCAATCGGAATCGGCTCACGCGTCGCCTGGACCTACCAAGGCGCTCGCACATTTGGCACCGTGACTGGCGTTGCCAAGAAACGCGCCACCATCACCACTCAATCTGGTGGGCAGGTAGTACGCATTGCTCAGCCAGGTGATCCTGTACTTGAAATTAAATCAGAATCAACTGGTAACAAAGTGCTGAAGCTGCGCTCTGAGCTGAAAGAGGCTCCGCTAAAGCGATGAAAGGCAGGATCTGGGAAGGCAACTGCACTTATCTCAAATGTACCGATGGCATAATCGAAGGGCGATTTGTCTTTCCATGTCCTGCTGATCCACAAATCCTTGGCGCTTTAATGGGCAGACTTGCAGAGGGCATTGAAGTCATTACTTGCACCGATGACGAAAATGATGAGTAGGTGATAACCTTTGATTGCACTTAACCCTGCGGGTTATTCATGTCTGAAGACCAAACCAACCAAGAGCCTGCGGCTTTTACGGTTGATGCGGAAGCGTTGCAGCGCAGCGTTGAAGCACTAGAACGCAAAAACAAGGAACTCATTGCTGAGCTTCGCTCTGCCAAAAAAGCACCAGCCGTGCCAGATGGAGTGGATATCAACGAGCTTTTGGAGTTCAAGCGACGTGCAGAGCAAGCCGAACTTGAATCACAAGGGAAATACACCGAAGCGCGGCAGGCTTTGGAGCAGCAGTTCCGTGAGGCGACGGCGCAAAAGGACCAGCGCATTGCAGAACTTGAATCCCGAGTGCGGGAACTTGAACTGCTTACACCAGCAGTCAGCGCACTAGCTGACATCGTGCATGATCCAGACTTGGTGCTAAAAACCAAGCTGAACGCTGATCAAATCGAGCGCGAAGCCGATGGCACCGTCGTCGTCGTCGATGGTTACCAACGCACACCCGTTAGCGAATGGGCAAAGCAAAGCCTGCCAGCTTGGATGCAAAAGCAACCTAAACCACAAGGCAGCGGTGCACCTATAGGACGCAGTACTGGTGAAATCCCGGCAGGCATCAAAAACCCGTTTGCACCTGAATCCTTCAACCTGACAGAGCAATCACGTCTCTTCCGTACTGACCGCGATCTTTATGACAGATTGAAAGCAGCAGCAGGGCGTTAAACTTTAACGTAACCGGCTGCGCTGGTATTTAGGGCTGCGCCCGACACCGTAAACCAATCTTGAGGACTTGTCATGGCGACTCTTCGCTCTGACATCATCATCCCCGAGGTATTTACGCCTTACGTCATTGAGCAAACCACTCAGCGTGATGCCTTCCTGGCTAGCGGTGTGGTGCAGCCCATGGCGGAGCTGAATGCCACCGAGGGCGGTGATTTCATCAACGTTCCTTTCTGGAAAGCCAACCTTTCCGGTGACTTCGAGGTGCTGACCGACAGCTCCTCCCTAACCCCCGGCAAAATCACTGCTGACAAGCAAGTTGGCGTGATCCTGCACCGTGGTCGTGCCTTTGAGGCTCGTGACCTTGCAGCTCTTGCTGCTGGTTCCGATCCCATGGCTGCCATCGGCGCCAAGATCGCTGATTACATCGCTAACCAGCGTCAAAAGGATCTGCTGTCCAGCCTTGCTGGTGTGTTCGGCAGCCTTGGCTCCACTTCTAGCTCGGCTGCTTTCTTCCCCCTGACCATCGACGGTGAATCGGGTGATACCCCGACCACGCTGTCCCCGCGTCATGTGGCAGAAGCCAAGTCTCTGCTGGGCGACCAAGGCGACAAGCTGACCGCTATCGCTATGCACTCCAAGGTCTATTACGACCTGGTTGAGCGCAAGGCTATCGACTATGTGTCGACTGCTGAGGCTCGGGGCACTTCTACCACTCAATCTGGTGGTTCGCTTGTTGCTGCTTACGGCGGCAGCATTGAAGTTCCTACCTACTGTGGTCTGCGTGTCATCGTCTCCGACGATGTGCAAACTGACGGCAGCGGTTCTAGCACTGAGTACGCCACCTATTTCTTCACCCAAGGCGCTGTCGCCAGCGGTGAACAGATGGCGATGAACACAGAGACCGACCGTGACATCCTCGCCAAGAGCGATGCCATGTCGATTGACCTGCACTATGTGTACCACCCTGTTGGTGCCAAGTGGGGCGTCACCACAGTGAACCCAACTCGTGCTCAGCTCGAGACCGTGGGCAATTGGTCGAAAGTGTACGAAACCAAGAACCTGGGAATCGTTCGCTCGACCAATACCTCTAATTTTGATTGAGGTAACTGACCATGCCTTCCTCTATCTTTGAGCTGACTTCTGACCTTTCGGTTCAGGAGATCGCAATCGGGAAGCACCCACTCAAGGCTGCTTCCAACGAAGCCACCACACTGACTGCTGCTGAATGCGTCAACGGTGTTGTGACCATGACCCCTTCTACGGGTCGTGCACTCACTACTCCTACCGGCGCTGATCTGAAGTCCTACATCGGTGGTCCGCTGGAAATCGGCACAGCTTTTGAGCTGACCGTCGTGAACGTGGCTGCTTCCACTCATGCCATCACGCTGACCGCTGCTGCTTCGGGTATCACCCTGGGTGGCGTGGCTGCTATGGCAACTGTGGCTGCTGCTTCCAGCGCAACCTATGTGTTCGTCTGCACTGCAGTGGGCACCCCCGCTTTCACCGTTTTCCGTAAGGGCGGCTGATAGATGGGGTTGTTCGCCTTTAGGCGACGCCAGGAACGTGAGGCTGCTTCTAAGGAGGCAGCCTCTTTTCCTATTGCGGAGCCTGTACCTATACTTGAACTGACCACGGAACCTACCGATGGCAATCACAATCGACGCAACGGTAGGGGGCGCAAACGCCAACAGCTACCTGACACTGGCAGCAGCGGAGCTGATTATTGAAGGCTTCGTTCAGGACGATGATGTAACCGCTTGGGCATCAGCCACCACTGATCAAAAAAACCGTGCGCTAGTTTCGGCAACGCAGCGCATTGATCGTGAACGTTTTCTGGGTGCTCGTGCAACTGATACGCAGGCATTGCAGTGGCCTCGTACCGGAGTGCGAAAGCCTGACACCTACATCAACACCTACGCAGTAGGGTTCCCCTTCCGCATTACAACTGACTATTACACCGACACTGAAATCCCTGATCAGATCAAAAAGGCTCAGTGTGTCCTTGCTGTTTACCTAAACAACAACAAGGATGGTATGGGGCTGAGTGGGATTGAAGATTACAAGTCCGTTCAGATCGGTTCGTTACGTGTTGAATCAGCAGGTGCTAGCAGCATGGCAACCGGAGCCGATCGCGTGCCGCCAATTTATGAGCGGTATTTGATCGGGCTTAGAATTAGTGGACCAGGCAACTTTGCTATCCGCCGGAGCTGATCAATGGGCTACATGTACCCCGGTGCTGAGTTCATCGACGACACCGCAGCACATGCGGGACGCTTCGGCAAGATTGTTGCCCTTGAGGATTCTGTGATTGCCAGCTTGACCGCTCAGGACTGGACTGGCAACACGCTGAGTGCAATCCCTTTCAAAGCGAGCACTGAAATCGAAGGTGTCTTTACCAGCATCACACTGACAAGTGGCACCGTCGTTGCTTACAGGCTCTGATGGCTTACGTTCTCCTTGGTGGTGGTGACGCTACGTCACGCGATGGACTTGAGATCCCAACGCATGACTACATCGTTAACACTTACGACGGCGCTAACAACCTGCTGACTGCAACGTATAAACGTGGCGGCGCAAGTGGCAGAGTCGTCGCCACGTTGACCATGACTTATGACGGCAACAACAACCTGATGACCGTCACGAGGAGTTGAGGAATGGCGTTTAAGCTCAACCCCTTTACCAGCAAGCTTGATACGGTCCGCAACCAAATGTTGTGGGGGTCGTTTTATGACACGACTCAGCAAATTGCGACACTCGCTAACACTGCCTATTCAATTGGCATCAATTCAACTGATCCTGACAGTCGTGGCATAAGCATTGTTTCTGGATCGCGGGTTACCTTTTCTAGGTCAGGCGTTTATAGTGTCACTTATTCTGTTCAGTTTGTAAACACAAGTACCTCGATTCACGATATCAATATCTGGCTGCGTAAGAACAATGAAGGCAGCACTGGCGACGTACCTGCATCGGATAGCAAGTTCAGCATTATTTCAAGCCATGGCGGCATTGATGGTCACGTTATCGGCTGCGTAAATTACGTGTTAAAGCTGGTGGCAAATGATTACCTGGAATTAATCTGGTCTACAACTAACGTTGCCGCCAGCATTCAATCTTTACCATCATCACCATCGGGTCCGGCGCATCCGTCTATTCCTGGCATTATCTTGACAGCAGTACAGGTGGCTTAACAAATGGCGCTTGCTACCTCGTTGCGTAAGACCGCCAGCAAACTGATGCTGAAGTTTGGTGGTATTGCCACTATTCGCCGTGTAACAACTGGCGCTTACAACACAACGACAGGCACTGTTAGCGAAACCACTGCTGACACTACAGTACGCGGCGTGCTGGAAGATGTCAGGCTGAACGAAGTCAATGATCTAATTCAGGCTGGTGACAAGCGGCTGCTGATTGCTGCTGCTGATGTTGCCAACGCGCCTACCACTGCTGATGAAGTGCTGATTAGCAGTGTGACGCATCAGGTTATTGAGGTGCGTACGATTGAACAGGACAACACCCCGATCACTTACGAGCTGATCTTGAGGGCATAATGGCACGCACCATCAGGATTGGCGATATTGGCAACTACGCAGAGCAGCAGATGGAAAAGCTGTTGCGTGTTGCTGTACTTGAAACTGATGCACGCCTAAAAGCCGCCAGCCCTGTTGATACTGGTCGCTTTCGCGTTAGCTGGCAGGTTGGCGAAAATGCTGCACCAGGCGGAGAAAAGCCTCCCGGCACATACACAGGCACACCGCAAATTGAGCGAATCGGCTACCAGCAGGAAAAACTAGGGAACGTCTACAGCATCCATAACAACCTTCCTTACGCAGAACGTCTTGCACAAGGTTGGTCAAAGCAGGCTCCTGGAGGCTGGGTGCAAGGCATCGCCAAAGACATACAAGGCTTTGTGCGAACCAACGCTGACCGCATCGGGAGGGAATCATGAGTAGCACCTACAACGACGTTCGCGCTGCCATTGAAGGGCGCATTGCAACGCAGATGGC